TGACTCTTATGCTATCGGTGGTAAAGGCTTCCGTACATACATTGATACAGGTATTATCGGCGTATCCGGTACTATTAAAGCTTTCTTCCAAAACATGGACCTATTAAATAAAGCAGTAAACGGTACAGAGTCTAGCTTAGAATTAACGCTTACTAAAGGTACTAATTCCTTGACTATTAAGTTGCCTGAGTTGATTTATGAACGTAACTCCCCAGGTATTGATGGTCCTAAAGGCGTAAATATTGAACTTCCATTCAAAGCCTATTATGGCGATGACGCAAGTCAATCCGCTGTATTATTTGAATTGGTTAACAGCCAAACATCTTACTAATCTAATTTATTAGGAGGTATCTATGAATATTCAAGGTAAAGAACTTAAGCCTAGAGCCCTTACATGGACTGAACGTGATGCATTAATTAAAGCCGGTTTAGACTTCGTGTATTGTCCAGTAGATGTTGATGATCAAGTAGCATCTATTGTGCGTAGTCGTGATATTATGCGTTTTATCTTAACGGATGTATACGAACTCACAGACGAACAACTCAATACAGTAAGTGATAAGGATGCAATGAACTTCGCCGGTGAAGTTATTACATTAACATATCAATTGCAAGAAGATACAGAAAAAAACTAGAAGAGGCGTGGAGGTGGATGTCCTCGGATAAGCCGAAGTACTGCCAGGGATGTAAGGAACTACAAACCGCTACAAAGCAGTCCTTCGACTGCTCCGAGTGTGACTTTAACCCACCACGCCTATTATTCGGTTCAAAACTAGCTATGAAACTGTATAACCTATCACGCAGTCAAAGAAATTACCACTCAGGCGGACTAGCCGGGTTTGATTATCCGGCTATACGTACAGTGGCAGAGATTAATAACATTAATCTAAATCCGATGTTATTTAGTCTTATGTGGATATTGGAGGGATTAGAAATGGAGGCGATGAATAAGGATGTCGAATAACGTAGTAGATATCGTAGTGCAACTGACCGATAAGAATGCAAAAGCCGGTTTAGAGAAAATCGCCGCTACCTCTAAGGGAACAGTTGCAGAGCTTTCAAAATTAAAGAATGAAATGTTTGCCATTGGTGCGAGTGCCGGTCTTGCCGGTCTAGGTTCTAAACTCGCTAAAGAGGCACTAGCTTGGAACTTATCAGTAAAGAAGATGCAATCCTTAACGGGTGCGACTGCTGAACAGGCTAGTACATTCCTCTCCGTTGCAAACTATATGGGTGTAGCCACTGACGTTAGTACTGTAGCGTTCGCTAAATTTGCGAAGGCGGTATCTAACGCACAAGATAAAATGCAAGTTGCATCCGCTGAGGGTAAACTAGCTACTGATATGTTCAGCCGGCTAGGTGTTAGCATTGATCAGATTGAGGGTAAGAATACCCTTGAAGTGTTCAAAATCATTCAAGACCGATTAAGGAACATGAAGGACGGTGCTGAAAAGACACGGGTTGAAATGGAGCTATTCGGTAAAACCGGATACCAACTTCACGGAATGCTGAATATGTCGGCAGATGCCATGAAGCAAGTCGAGGACCGTGCAAGAGCAATGGGGCTCATCATTGATGATGAAGCTGCTAAAAAGTCCGCTGCCTTTAATCGACAGTTAAAAGATATGGAACAGACCGGTAAACGATTGGCTATTATGATTGGCCAAGAACTCTTACCGGTGGTTATGGAATATGCACAAGGTGCAATCGATTTAACGAAGTCTTATAGTAATCTAGCTACAGAACAAAAGGAAGCTATCTCAGGTCTTATTAAATTCGGCTTAGAAGCTAGTATAGCAATCACAGGAATTCAATCCATTACAAGTGCATTGAAGTTCATGAGATTGGCTACTATAGCGGCCGCCGGACCTTGGCTTGCATTAGCAACCGCTATCGGCTTAGCCGGTAAGGCACTATTAGATTATCGCTATAAGGAACAGACCAAAGGCACAGACCTAGGCGTTGACGTTAACGGTCTTAGAGCTCATAAGAACTTAAATGCACCTGGTACTAGTTCTGCTTATATGGCTAACCATGACGGACGGTACTGGGTTGAGGATAGTTCATTCTTTGGATTAATCAAGAACGATCGCTTGGCAACGAAAGAAGAAGGCGCTCAAATCGACGCTGCTATTAAGGCTAAGGAAGCGGCGGACGCTGCGAAGAAGAAAGCCGAAGAGGAGCAAGAGCGACTTCAAAAAGAAATTGACGATGCTAAGAATGGTCTTACCAATAATGAGGCTATTAACAAGGCTAATGAAGAAGCTAGTAAGGCTGCCAAAGCACAAGAGGCAGCGGCTAAAAAGGCAGAACAAGCAGCAGAGAAGCTAGCAAGCTCTGTAGAACGACTTAATGAACTTATTCGTAGCCTTACTCTTCAATCTTTAGAGATTGATGGTAGCCAATATGAAATCGACAAGCTCAACGCTAAGAACCAATACGAAACGAATAATAAGAATATTCGTGACATCATTCGTTCTGCTGCAGGCTTAAATGGTGGCGGGGGCACTGGAGAAGCATCAAGTGTATTAGCGGCTGCTAATGCTCAATTAGGTAAAAAGTACGTATTAGGTGCTGAAGGTGATTGGGCTACAGACTGTGGCAAGTTATTCGCCGATAGTATCCGAGAATCGTTTGGTATTAGCACTCCTAGATATGTGCCTGATATTATGCGTGATGCTAGAGCTGTAGGAGCATGGCATGATGTAGGAGATGGATACGTGCCTAAAGCAGGTGATGGTGTAGTAGTACTTGGCGATAACCATGTAGTTATCGCTGACGGCAATGGTGGATATACTGGCGCAAACTCTCATGGCCCTGGTGGTAGAGGACCTGGTCAAGTACTTCAATCTAGCTCTATTGAAGGTGACTTTGGGACTGCAACAGGCTATGTAGATACAGCACTATATGCTAGGGCTTATGGTGGAAGCGTTCCTACTGGTGCTTCTAATGATGCACTTAAAAATGCCAATGCTCAAGCATTGGCAAGTTCTAACCTAGTAGCAGAGGCTAAGGCTAAGAATGAGGAAGTATACCAAAAGAAACTAGCTGAAGCTGACCGTAATCAAAAAATACGTGTACGTAAGATGAACGAGGAAATCTCAAAACTTGACCTTGAACGCACAGGCGATCGCTTGCAATTACTCAAGACAGAAGCCGAAGCACAAAAGGCCCAAATCGATGATAACGTTCGTGAGTACACAAAAGCAGTAGGCGATAAGACATTAGCTGAAAAGAGAGCTAATGCCGAGAAGCTAAAGATTACTGCTGATACGGAACAGAAAATCAGAGAGTTAGCATATACGCAACTCAACGAGGATTCTGAACGTCAATCTAACTTAGTAAAGCTTGGCCGTGTATCTCAAGAGGACGCAGACAAGGTACTTGATGAGTCCCTTAAGTCTTATATCTCTTATGCTCAGTCTGAACTCAACGAAGCTCAGCTAAGCGCTACTCAACGCTTGCAAGTAGAAAAGAACCTCGTTGAAGCTCAGCAAAAACTATGGGAAATGGCAGGACGTAACTTACGCACTAGCCTACAAGAAGGTGCTAGACAGTATAGCTTGGAGGTAGTGAACTATGGCGACCTAGCTAAGTCTACCTTTGATAGTACGATGAGCAGTATTAACTCCTCATTTACTAGTCACTTGGAAGCAATGGCTACAGGTACTGAGTCTTTCGGTAAGGGACTAAAGAATATCTTTAAGGATATTACGAATAGCATTATTAAAATGCTTGTTAATTTTTCATTCCAACAGTACGTACAACCTAAGCTACAAAGTCTATTCGGTGGTGTAGTAAGCGGTATCGGTGCTATAGGTGCCGGTCGTGGCGGTGTATCTTCGTTTGCTAGTGGCGGTTCTTTCAGTTCCGCATTTACAGGCAACAGCTTTGGTAAGTTCGCAAGCGGTGGTATTGCTCCTGCAGGTATGACATTAGTTGGCGAGAATGGTCCGGAGCTCTTGCAGTTCAACTCTTCACATCGCATTTATAATGCCAGCCAAACACGTAAGATGATTAGCGGTGAAGGAGCTAGTAAAGTAACAGTTAACATCATCAATCAATCTGGCCAACAATTGGATAGCCAACAACAAGAAACTAAGTTTGACGGCGAACAAATGATAGTTGATGTAGTAGTGTCTAGTCTTATGACAAACAAAGGAGGTATGCGTGATGCCATTAAGGCAGCCGCAGTATAGCGTATGTTAGAATTCCCAAACATAAGATATCCGATATACCCTATCGATGAAACAACGCCTGATGTAAGTCGTAAGGCTCAGGTAGAAAACATGACGATGTTAACACATCGCAAGACTACAAAAGCATTACGATCATATTCAGTGAATTATAAAATACCGACTTCGGAATATATCAAACTAAGGAATTTCTTTGACCAGGTCAATACTGCAGAGATATTCCTTTGGACACATCCGGAGACACGAGCGAAGGTAAGAGTTAGGTTTGCGGACCAACTCCACTTCTCCGCTAGTGACTATGGTATATGGAATGGTTCTATTCAATTACAGGAGGCTTAGATGTTAACGCTATCAACTGCATCAATCATCGAAAAGAATAAGATATCCTCCACTGGAGCATGGGTAATGGCTATTGAACTCCACCATCCGGAAGGAAATATCCTCCTAGTGAATAACACAGAGGACTTAACCTTAGCCGGTAAGAAGTACACTGCCTTCCCATTCAAGCTAGAGGATATTAACGAGGACACTAAGCAGATGCCTAACGTTAAACTCTCTGTAGCGAATGTAACCGGTACTATCCAACGGTTGGTAGAAAAGAATAAAGGCCTCACAGATTGTGAGGTCAATATTCGAATATTTAATACTAACTTACCGGACATTATTGAACTAGAAGAAACGTTCATCATTAATGCATCCCAATCTAAAGCAGACTGGGTGGTGTTCACATTAGGCACAGACTTCTCATTCTCACGCAGGTTCCCACCTGTTCGAGTGATGAAAGACTATTGTCCTTTTAAATTTAAGTCTGTAGAGTGCGGATACAAAGGGTACGCACAATCATGTAACAAAACTCTAAAACGCTGTCGTGAGTTAAATAACAGCGTTAGATTTGGCGGCGAGCCAACAATACCACAAGGGGGATTATATGAATCTAATTCTAAATAACCTAGTAGGTACTCCGTGGAAAGAGTTACCTTGTTGGGAGCTTGTGGTAGAGGTGTACAAGAGAGCCGGTATTCAACTTGAGCCGTACGCAATGTATTGGCCAGATATGAACTCTCCCTGGCACGAAGTCAAGGAGCCGGAAGTAGGGGACATAATTGTCATGAACCTCTACGGTAATAATGCTGATCATATCGCAGTGTATGTAGGCGAAGGTAAGATGATACATTCTACTGAATATGCGGGAGTATGTATCGTACCAATGGACAGATTAAGAAAACGTATATTAGGAGTGTACAGACACAAGGAGGCTCAAAATGATTAGATTAGTAATTGCTCGAAACCCATTCGACCTTACCACTAGACAAGAGACTCTTGTGCCTTTTGTTGAAGATAAAAAGCTTAACCAATATTTCACTGAACCAGGTGAATGGGTGTACTCCATTAATGGTGAGTTAGTAGATGATACCGCATCACCTACAGACGAAGCCTATGTAGTGGTATTACCTAAACTTGAAAAGCAGGCATTCGCTATCTTGTTATCTATTGGTTTATCGATAGCGACTGCCGGTATCGCCTCCGGTGCGATATTCGGTATTACAAGCGTATTAGGTCGTACGTTAGCAGCAATGGCTATCGGTATGATTGGTAACGCGATCATATCTAAAATAGCTGCACCTAAGACAGATAACTCTAATACAGAGCAGTCCGCTACGTATGGGTGGCAAGGTGCACAGACTATTATTGGCCAAGGTCACCCTTTAGCTATTACTTATGGTAAGTGTAAAAGTGCAGGTATGCTTATATCCCGCCACGTAACAAGTGACGGTGAAAAGCAATACCTTAATTTATTGTATTGTGCCGGAGAGGGCCCTATCGACGCCATAACGGACGTTAAATTAAATGGTAACCCTATTGGTAATTACAAGGAAGTTCAACTCGATGTAAGACTTGGCACAAATAACCAAGAGATTATCCCTAACTTTAATGATAACTACGCTGACCAACCATTGACGTACGAGCTTACGAACGATTGGTCTATCCATCAAACGCAAGGTAACTTATCTACTGCGCTAGAGGTGACTATATCACTTCCTAATGGTTTGTATTATTCAAATGATAATGGCGGATTAAGTGAAACGTCAGTCACTATTGAGGGTGGCTATCGTAAAGTCGGTTCTGCAGAGTGGATACCATTACCGATTAGTAACAATGGTGGCCAAAGTGCCATGCTTGAAAAGACAGATAATCGTTGGTTTAAACGGAACAGTCACTCAAGAACGTCTATCGACAATAGTCAATATACTGGCGTTATCAAGGATAGTTCAAATAAAGCCATCTATCGTGTGTTCCGGTTCGATGTAAAGGAACCAGGACAATATGAAGTCCGTATGCGATGTGCACATAAGGACGGTAATTCTAACCGCCATGTGAACAAAGTGTACTGGTCACAGTTAACTCAGATTGTTTATGACGATTTTATTCATCCTGGTAAGGTGCTCATTGGTATTAAGGCACTAGCGACTGACCAACTAAACGGTAATGATCCGAACGTAACTTGGATACAAGAACGAAAAACAGTATGGGTATTTAATACATACACTGGAGCGTATGAGTCTAAGCCGGCGAATAACCCTGCATGGGCTTGCTACGATATCCTTCATCATTGCCGTAAGATTGGTGATGAATATGTAGTTAAAGGCGCTCCTCGTGAACGCTTTGTATATGATGCATTTAAGGCGTGGGCTGATAAGTGCGACGAGAAACATATTACATTTAACTACATTTACGATAATGCTAGCCAAGTATGGGATGCACTTAAATACGCTGAGAATGTAGGTAGAGGTAAGGTAATACCTTTAGGTACTCGGTTCAGTTGTATTTATGATTATGCTGCTACACCTACTCAGCTATTCACTGTAGGCAATATCAAGATGGACTCATTCATGGAAGAATTCCAGGCTACATCATCTAGGGCAAACGCCATCGAGGTATCATTCCTTAACAAAGCTAAAGACTATGAGCGTGACGTACTCCCTGTATTTAGTGAAGAATATGACGTAACTACATCCCTAGCTAGTCCGGCGCAAGTCGAACTCATGGGGTGTGTGGATGTAGACCAAGCCTATAATTACGCTAAACACTACCTAAGAGCAAATAAGTATGAGGTGCGAACTTGTACCTTTGAGGCTTTCACAGATGCTATAGCGTGCACGATAGGGGATGTAATCCTATTGCAGCATGATGTGACAGACTGGGGGCAAGGTGGTCGTATAGAGTCTGCCACAGGTAATAAAGTAATCCTTGATAGAGAGGTTACTTTTGAGCAAGGTAAGACTTACAGGCTTATGGTACGTAACGCTAAAACGGATGCATTGGAGTCTTACAACGTAACTGGCGTGACCGGTAAGACCTTAACGCTTGCTAGTAATGCAGTTATTCAGACAGACGATTTATATACCTATGGTGAGGCAACCAAGGAAGCTAAACCGTTTAGGGTATTATCCATTAGCAAGTCCAACTCTGAAATGACTCGTAAGATATCCTGTATCGAATACTACCCTGAGTTGTATGCCGGTGATGATGGATCAGTGCCAATCATCGACTACACAACGAAGTCCGATGTGATTAAGGTTATTAATCTTGTGTTAATCGCTGACGTTAAGACCTTAAAAGATGGTACTGTGCTCTGTGATATCAATGGTACTTGGCAACTACCAAGGGATAAAGTGGCCAAAAATATCATCGTTTATTATAAGCCTGTAACCGCTAAGGAGTGGCAACAGTTCAAAGTATTAGATGGTAGTGCTACTAGCGTGACTATTCCGAGCGTAGCAACTGACGTCAACTACGACGTTAAGATTGTATGTACAAATAATACTGGTGCTGCGTATGAAGGTGTGGAGCGTGCGGTATATGTAAGTGGTAAGGAAATACCACCGGCTACACCTAAAGGCTTTAAGGTAACGCAGGACGCAGTTAATAGTAGCGTACTTCACTTATCATGGGAACCTAATACAGAGGCTGACCTGCATGGGTACACGCTATATGACGGTAACAATGTAGTGCTCATTAAACATATAGGCGGTACATCCTACTCGTACTTTATCCCTAATACTGGGAATTATCAATTCAAGCTTTCTGCTATCGATACATCCGGCAATGAAAGTGGTAAGGCTGAGGCTCGTATTACGGCAAGTGTATCCGCTGAGAGTGTGGCTACACCTAAAGCACCGGCTCGAGGTGAGGTGAAAATCGGTAAGACGATCACTGCTGCATGGGACCCAGTAGAGAACACCTACATCGATTACTACGAAGTTCGACTAGATAGTAATGTAGGGCAGTCAAATAATCTGCTAGCCAAGACTACAGATATTCGCTCTGAGATTAAGTTATCCGCTCGTAGAGGAGCTGTATTCATTTACGCACACAATCCTGTTAAGGGTTATGGTCCGGCGCTAAGACTAGACTATAACGCAGTAGTGCCTAAAGCTCCGACGAACGTCAAAGTAAAAGGCAATATTACAGGCGTGAGCGTGGTCTTTGACAGTATCCCAGATACTTGTATAGGCGCTAACATTTACATCGGCACAGAGAAGTATTTCGTCAATACAAACGTAAATATGATACCGCATGACCCAGGTGTATTTGATGTAAAAGTGGCTTACGTTGATGTGTTTGGTGAGGGTACGTACTCCAGTATTATTGGCAGTTCTGTACCGGCTAGTATTGACCCTTCGTTAATTAACGCTGAAGCGTTAGGCTTGGCGGATATCGACAGACGTATTAATGAGCTAGATAAATCTAGTAACCAATACGCTAAGGCCGTACAAGCCATGAGTCATGCACCTCAACTTATGCGTGATTCAATCTTTAAATCTGAGTTAGAACTTAGTTTGTATTTAAAAGATGGCCA